TAGCAGTACCGTTGATATTGAACGCAGTAGCAGGAGTAGAAATAGAACCAGTACCAGCAGTACCAGCGCCGCCACCAGTGCCAGTCGCGTTGGCGGTAAAGCCAGCAGCAGGACGAGTAGAGTTGGAATAGGCGGTGACTTCAGTCCAGCCAGCATGAGAGGCCATCGTGTCGGCAGCGTTATAGGTAGGGCCAGTGTTAACCAGACCCAAGTACCAAGCGGAAGTGTACGAAGAACCAGCAAAATACTTGTTCAACATATCAGCTTTACCGACGTTAACAACCAGGTTGGGGAAGTTTTCAACCCATTTGACGTTGCCTTCAGAGTCGTAGCAGGTAGCGGTAAAACGACCGACAACAGTCATTTGTTCCTCGGCTTTTGTGCCAACAGTGACCGATGCGCTAGGAGCATCTTGGACATTCAATGTTTCAACATGGTTCATGGTATTTCCTTATGCGCTCCGAATCAGCGCAGTTGAGTAAGTATTGGCTGGCATGGTTACCGTAAACGTGTTGGTGCAGGTCTTGTCCGCGCCAAAATCAATCACAGCAATCGAAGCGTTGGAAGCAGTAACATCATAAATCAAAGCACACCGTGCCGTAAAGTTGGCAGGGCTCCAAACCACGTTCGCAAAGTTAACATACACCACGCTATTAACAGCGTCGTAGTTAATTGTGACGCCACTCATGGTCTGCCCGCCAGCGGTGTATCCGGTGCCGGTAATCTCATTTACTGATGAATACGCAGTAGTCGTCTGGTTAAGCGTCGCATTACCGTTGTAAAGCGCCATCTTAATAGTGTCTGTAGCCAAATTAAACTGTCCGTTGTACAGCCCAAGTTTGAAGCTAGTGGTTTGACCTTGGAGAATACTTGACATATCAGGTCACCGGTTGACGATATTGACCGCTGCGGTAGGAATCCATTCTCTCAAGGCCATCGCCCAAACGCTTAGCTTGAGATAAGGCTTCTTTGTACTTGGTATCGTAAAAGACCATAAGATCTTTCTCGCCCTTCATGAATGTGTAAGCTTCAACCAAGGTTCCATACAGCAATGCTGCATCATAGTTGTCGCCCAACCAAGTCATGCCGTTAGTCTGGTTCAGGCTGGTAATGGTCATAGCAAAACCACTGCCGGTCGCAAGGCTGATAGACAGCACATCACCAGAAGCATAACCAGAGCCGCCAGTTTCCAAACTTACCGATGTCACCACCCCACCAGACACCACGATAGTGGCCGTTGCGTTAACGCCAGTGCCGCCGGTCAATGCTTGGTTGTAGTAAGTGCCATTGGGATAGCCAGATCCTGCCGTAAAGCTTCCGGGTAGGCTAATGATAATCCCAGGGATGATTGATGGCGGATAGAAGAAGTAATGCAGCTCGACCGCATAGTTCTGATCCGGCGTTGGCCCCATCATGAACGACAGCTCATTGGGCAAAGCAGACTGCGGGCCAAAGATCGCGTAGTGGGTAGGCATCCCAGTGCTACCAGGATAGGGGAAAGCTTCACGAATGAAGTTTACATCCTTGTTCAGCAGATACTGATACGGCCCTTGGAAGGTAATTGTACCGGATACTGTACCAGTGTTAACGACACTCAGATAAACAGTCGTTCCTGTCACCGCCAAGACCAGCGCACCAGAGCCGATACCTGTGCCGGTCACGGCCTGACCTGTGGCAATGTTGGATCCGCTTGAAACGGTAATCGTATTTTGCCCAGTAACGCCTGATGTGGCCGTTGTGGTTACCAGCGAAAAGGCCGCTAAAGAGTAGGTAGACAGATAGTCTGCAGGAGCGGACAGATATGGATTGCTTGTGCTGACCGTGCCGGTTACGTTCTTACGCAGAGACGGAAACTGGATGTCGTTGTAAATGCGCTGCTCAGCTTGTTCAATGAACGTGTTGACATCTTCCGTTTGGAAGGTGTTTTCAGTGTAGTTCTGAACCTCAGTGACAAGCTGATAGTAATTCACGCCATTGGCCCCCGAGCCATCACGCCTTTAGTGGCTGCACCAGTTCCGCGAATCTTGATGCCAGACTTTTCAGTGGGCTCATAATCCTTGCTGGAGATGTTGCCAACACTCATGTGGACGTCCTGAGCCTTTTGGCGGTCGCTGGGGCCGTAGCCTGCAGGAGCCAAGCTGGGCTTGCCACCAGTCATGGTGTGGGGTTCTGCATACGTCGATGCAGGGCCGACTTCTTTGCCGCCCTTTTTCATGGAAAACTTAGCCATTACTTGCTCCCAGATTTTTGATTGTGGGCGCGAGCCAGGTTACGGCCAACAGCCTTCATGGCCTTGCCAGTAACGCCGCCTTTAGCAAGCTTAATGACGGTGCCCTTACCGCCTTTGTGCTCTTGCTTATCGTGCTCTTTAAAAGCCTTTTTGATCATAGCAATGTCTTGCTTTTTATCTTTGGCTTCCTCTTTGCGCTCTTCAGCTTTGGATTCACCCATCATCTTTTTAGCCATTTTCTACTCCTACGTAGTAACTATCGTAACTGTACCAACACTCGCCACTGTTGCCAAGTAATTTGGCGTCAGTTTTGCATCAAATAACTGAGAACCACCAATTGGATTCCAGCCCCACTGAATATCCCGAGAACCGCCTGCCGGATATCCCAAAGGATCCAAGCCAGACGTTACATAACTCAAATCTGGCCGAGGCTGACGCACCGCTTGTGGGTCATCCACCGGATACATACCTAGTTGCAACTGCGGATGATCAGGATCCCAGCACTCTGGGCAGACTTTCAGCTGATATAGCTTGGTCTTAATGACCTCCATCTTCAGCTGCTTCAGCTTATACCGCTGCCCGCACCGATCACACTCCGCAATCGAATACTTGCCACTAGCAAACCGATTACCCATCAGGCACTCCCAATGAACATCTGTCTCGGCACAAACCGAATAGCAGCTTTCTCCCGATCTTCACCTGCAGCCAAGTTAAATTGCTCGTCGTAAGCCTCTTTCAGCATCTGCACACGCTGCGCCAGCTCAGGAACCTTCATGGCTATGTGATAAGCCAACCCAGCCGCCGCTGCGGGCAGGAAACGGAAGTTCATATCCTGTGTTTGCATACCAGAACCAGCATCTTCCACACGACGCATACGCCAATAGACGAATGTATAGGTCGTAGAAGGGTCTGGAGTAGGCCAAACTGTGATTGCAGGAAGCCAATTGATGTAAATAGCAGCACCAAACGCATGAGAAGCGGCTGTCGTGCCATTTTGTGCGCGGAAACAGTTACCCAACTGGTTGCCAGTGATGTAGTTGTAGTAGATTGTCTCGGTGCCGATGTTGATATACCCCGCTGCGGCCAGTCCATCGGTCGAGCTCAGGGTAATTGTGGTGTCTGTAGTGCCAATGGCCGCTGCCAAAATCAAAGCAGTCGGCTGAATCTCGCCAGACATACGCTGAACCATCACCTGAATAGGCCGTGCCTGAGTCAGTTTGTTGGGAATCGTCGCGTATGTGGGCATACTGATTCGAGTAATGTTCAAATCAGCTTGGTTAGACGTGTTATTTGCATTGGTGCGGATCACATGATCCAGCAAATCAATGGTATCGTTTGGTAGCGGATAAGTATTGAGCCCAGTCGTGAACGTAATCGTTCCCTGCTCAATCGTCCACATGTTGATACCGCGATTTTGCCATTCGATGGTCATCAGATTCATCGAACGACGTGCAGTTCTCAGGTCATAGCCTGACCGCATCTCACGGCCAGCACGCTCCCACGCCTCTTCCGCTAAGTCGGTGAAGCTTAAATCAAAGGAAGACGTGCCGGATGTGGTCATTTACGCATACCCTTCAGAGTCTCTGCCAAACGTGCCCGTTGGCCCAGCTTACCAGGCTTCTTAGCCGCAGCAGCCAGCTTCTTGGCTGGAATAGTTTTGCCCTCTTTGACGCCCAGCTCTTTACGCAAAGCACCTGGTTTCTTGATCGCGCCAGCAATCCAATTCTTTGTAGCCATGATTTACCCCTTCGCAGCACGCATGTTATCTACTAAATTTGGGTACGGACGCCCAGCAGCTTTAGCCATTGCTTTTGCCTTGGCTTTCTTCTTAGGCGTCAGTGGCTTAGGCTCACCAAGATTCTTTGGCCGAGCCTTATCCCAAACTTCTCCACCCTTTTTATATTGGGTGAAATCGGTATCATCACGACGAGCCTTGGTTCTACCCTTCGGCATCTTTGAGGGTGCAATGTCACCCATACCACGGCTTGCCATCATAATTTACCTCAGCAGAATTTGCCTTTGGTAAAGCCTTTAGTGGCAATACCATCAGCACGTTTAGAAGCAGAGCTCTTTACCGAGCCGCCAGAAGCGTAGTTCTTCTTGGGGTTCGAGGGAGTTTTGACAGCTTTGTCGTAAGCGCGAGTGGCTGCAGCACGGTCTTTCATTTCCTTCACGTCTGCGGGAGACATGTCGTCAGTTTGACCTTTGGGCTGGGCCATGAAGCCGTCGCCGTCAACATCGCCGCCGTCATCATAGTGCTTCTTAACGCGACCGCCCTTTTTCATGGCGGGCATACCACCAGGCTGAGGAGCCATAGGCTGAGCAGGGCCAGCCATAGCAGGAGCAGCAGGTGCAGCGGGAGCGGCATTAGCGCCTTGGGCAGCGGCCATGCGGGCCATCAAAGCCGCTTTAACGCGAGGGTTCATTGGGGGTCGCATTGTTGCCATGACGGCTCCTTATTTCTTTGCCATGCCGCCACCGCACATAGCCATCACATGTTCGTGATGCAGCTTGTGACCAGCAGAGTGCGCCTTGAAGTGCTCATGGTGTTGCTTATGGCCGTCGCCGCCATAGTGCTTTTCCATGTGATGCACATGATGCAAATGCTTAGGAGTTTCCTCCTTCATGTTCTTCATTTCTTCGTGTTTCATGTCAGCTCCTTATTTGCGGACTTTGCCGCCACGTTTCATGCCGGTAGTGCTACCAGCCATTTTAGGCTCCATAGCGCGTGTGTGACCACGTTCTTGAATGCCGTGTTCGCCGTGAGCACGCTTGCTGCCTGCGGGTACTTTAGCCATTTTGGAAGTAGTCATACCTTTGCTCTGGTCTTTGGTTTCGGTACCAATGGTATCGCCACCCATAGCCATTTTCAAATGATGATGAGCCATCTTCATGTGATGTTCTTTAGTTGCCATATCGCCACCTCTTGAGAATTTACGGCCTTTATCAGCCGAGTTAAAGTCTTTTCCCACAGACTGTGGGATACCCACCTTTTTGGCGAAAGCAGCGTTATGTGCTACTGCCGCCATCAGATTGTGTTGTGCCTTGCTTTTGCTCGGCATTACTTTGCCCCTTGCTGAAGTAGCTGGTCAATTTTGTTTTCCAGCTTGTTAAAGCGAGAGTCAATGTGTTCAGTAATTTTGTTAAGCTCATCATTAGTCACGTATCCTTTTGCGATTTCCTCGCGTGTACGGTTGAGGAGAATCTCAATCCGCTTCAGATCATTAGACTTCTCTTTCAAGAAAAAGGCAACTATCCCCAGAATCAGGGATAGTCCACCCGACCAAATCATATTTCCGTCCATCTCAGCAGTTCCATGCTTTTAAAGACAACGCTTTACGCGTTGGTTTACCTTTTTCATCTTTCATTGGGCCGGGCATCCCAGACATCCTCGCGCAAAACGATGTGCGGCGCTTGGCGTCTTTTTCTGTTTTTGGATGTGGAGCCGGAGGCTTCAGATTCATCCCTTGCTTTTTGGCGCTGGCTCGCCCCTTGGCGTTCAAGCCGCCGTTGGGGTTCTTGCCTTCTGACCTTGTCCATGCTGGTGTCTTAGCCATACGTCACAGCCAAAGAAGTAAGCGTCGTGCCAACCACGTAAATACCGTTCTGGCAAAGGATGCCTTCGCCGGGAAGCAATACTTGGAATGGCTGCACCGCAGTCGAATACTTGAATGTGTACACAACTGCGCCGGTAGTGTCCGTGCCGTCATAGATGGTAAAAGTGCCAGCTGTGCCGTTGCCCAAGAAGACGAGGGATTTTAGCCGAGTTCTACCCGTAAACAACTGAACAGGAAAAGTCGTGCCCGTGGCCGACTTTACGTCATACTGAACTGTCATGATTGAAGCTCCTTAAAAGAGGGGGCCGAAGCCCCCGTTCAATCAGTCAAGGTTACCGTAGGGGTACTGAGTCAGCGTACCGATATTGTTATCGGGCTGTGAGTAACGCAAGATGAAGTTCAGTTTGCCGCCAGTGGGAGCCGCAACGCTAGTGCCTGTAATGCTCAGAGTAAACACAACTTGCGACAAGAACGAAGGGTTAGCGCCCAAGGTGGGGT